ATTTAGTAAATATTAGTGTCCTAGGTTTCAGATACCATTTCTATCTGAATGCTTCTTGGGTCTCCATCATCAATAGATAGTATTCTGTTTCTAAGTTGGTAGATGTTGCTGTTTTCAATGGGGGCGCTTATTGTAAGTTCATTAGTATCATAGAAATCATTTTCTGTTGTGCTGTATATTCTAATACTATCGATCGCTATCTTCCCAGTAGAATAATCTATGCTTCCGATATCACTATCCATAACTACCTTTTCACCATTTGTTTTATAATAGATTGTTCTAATCGTGCCGATCTCGGATTGGAGTTTGGCAGTCGCAGTTGCTCCAGAGCCATCTGTGCTTGTTATTTCTATAACTGCTGTGGTGTAGTTTTCGCCAGCATTTGTGACTATAATGTTATTTACTCTTCCCCCAACAATAACAGCTGTGGCTGTAGCTCCTGATCCATCCCCTATTATTGTTACTGTTGGCGCTGCCAAATAACTTTTTCCAGCGTTTGTAATGGTAATATACTCAATACCAGTTAGAGATTCCGGAGTTTCTTCAAAAAATGCGTTCCTGGCAACTCCGACGGGATCATTTGTTTCCATTTCTGGATATGAAAAGAACTTTTCTGAAGCAGTTGATTTTTTGATTGGAGTATTGAGGCTGATGGTATAGCTTGCTGCTCTATCGGGATCAACATCAAATCTTTTTTGCACAAAAATATCAAGGTCTGAGCTAGTTATAGATTTTTCACAGTTTTCAATATATGTCTGAAGCTTTGATTTTCTGAAAACTGAAGTGAACTTGTTTAGTTCGGCCTCGTTATATTCTTGTATTGAGGCTTTGACCAGCTCAAGTATTTCATCCGAAGTTAGGCTGGTCAAGCTTGGGTCGTAGTTGACTTGTCCTCTGACTGTAATATAAACATAATCTGGCTCTACTATTTCTGGTGTTACAGTCAAAACGTTTCGTGACTGGATTAGGTCTTTCTTTAGGCGCTCTTTTTCAAGGTTGGTTAGAGCATAGTTGCCTTTTGTTTTTACAGATATGAAAACTTTGCCGTAAATAATAGGATCATTATTCTCGCCGCCCCAGACCGAAACGGAATCAATATAGTTGTAATCTTTGATTAGGAGAGTTTCATAATCGGTTTTTGTTACGCATCTATTTTGTGTCGTATAAAAGTATGGTGCTCTAAATCTGACTTGCTCTATAGTTTCTTTATCAATACCACCATATGAGGAGTTTGCTGTAGTTGTTATAACATTATCGGAATATTCGCCGGCGATTGGTTCTATGAATGTAAACTTAGAAATGTTGTTGGCCAGACTGCCCACATTATCCAGGTATGTACAGATTACTATATTTCCATTTTTGGGTTTTTTGCCCAGAATGTTATCGCCAAAGTAAAGACTGTATTTGAGATTTTCGTTTTCTTCAAGGAAGTAAACTGTTGAGTTGCTGGTCAGCTCTGTTATGTCTTCTGATAGAGAATACATTGTCGTGTCTGTATTAGAAGAGGATTCTTGGACAGTAACTATTATACTATCTGTGTCCACATTAGCCGATGGTATTTCAAACCGGGCAGTAGTATTTTCTGCCGACATTAGGAACTGATATGTTGTAACTTCTCCTTGTTTGATATAAACATTTGCAAAGTTGAATGCTCCAGAAGATTTGACTGCTGTATTTGAGTAAAGAGTTACGAACTGATGGTTTACTCCATCCAGGTCGGATCCAAGGAGTTTTGTATATTTTTCAAGGGTTATAGTAGTGGCATCTTGATCTTCTGAAAGTGAAGGAGTGGCCTTCACGTTTAGTCTGGCCAGAGCACCTTGTCTGCTTCCTGGAACATAGTTGATTGCTTTGGCATGTGAAAGAATAGAGCTCCGAAGCTGCGCTGTATCAAGAAATGATTCATTGCCCACCATATTGAGATAGTATCCCATATAGTGTGTATTCACTGAGAGTAAATCTAATAGGATGCTCATGCCACTTCCGTCAAAGTCAAAGTCTGCAAACTCAGACTGACTTCGAAGATAGTTTTTTAGGTTATCTCTAATGGTATCAAAATCTAACTCAGTAAGGCGGATTGCCGCTTTTTCCGTGGCCATTATTCTCTCTTTCTTATTTTATTGGCGGATACTAAAAATGAGTGTGTTATCTAATACGTTCTAAGAATAAGCTGAAGGTATACGGCTCTCCTCTATTGACGATAATGAAGGAAAGTATTACATTATATCCATTGTTGTCTGGCGCTACATTTACTGTAACATTGGTCAACTCAACCCGTGGTTCAAAGTTTCTGATAACTTCCCAAATGGCATTTTTCAAAAACCCGGCGGTCATAGGATTGATATTATCAAATAGTATTTTTTGCACATTTGATCCAATATATGATCTGAATGGCCTATCATAAAAGTTGGTCAGAACCAGATTTCTAACAGCTCTTTTTATGGCGTCTACACCAGTCTTTTTGACCACATCTCCAGTTGTTGGATGTGGAATAAAATCCAAGTCAAGATCGGAATAATCGGGAGCTCTTGCTATAAATCTATCTACCATTTCTTATTTATCTGTTATGTGCTACTACTTCTACCTGTTGCTGGTTTATGTGTTACGGCCTGTGCTGGTGATTGGGCATACCCACTATTGAGGTGGATAACTGGGGCATCCATAGCCACCATACTTCCGGCTTTGAGAGACCCTTGGCCAGTGGCACTCCAAGAAAATGAGGGCCCGCCACCACCAACTCCTTGCTTTGCTGTAATAGTGGCGCCGCCTTCTGTTTCTAGAGCAAAGCTCTTTTCAAAAGACATCGTGGCGTGTGAAGCGGTCAAACTCATTGGGCCCGAAGATTGGAGGCTCATGGATTCACTCCCAACATCAAAGTGTTTGGTTGCAAATATATTGACGCTTTCTTGGGTTTCTACAGAAGCTTTTCCTGCAGCGGTGTGAGATGGGCCATAATGCGTTTCATTATACCCTCCATCTCCCTTTGTTTTATAGCTTCCATCTCCATCAACTGTTACATCATGGGCGCCTGTGATTTTTACTCTATTCTCGCCAAAGGTTATTTCATGTTTCCCATTATGTGTTATAACTTGGATAGCACCATCCGGCATAAACTGAATCATTGACCCACCCCTATGTTGGAATGTCCAGGATTCCGCTCCCTCAGAACCATCTCTTAGTTCCGTGTGCCCCTCCCTACCTTTGTAAGTCCAATAGTTTGGATATTTGCCACCAGATTGATCTTTTCTGGCATCATCATATTGGCTCCATTTTGGAACAGTTTTTTTCGCGTTATCTTTTCTGCTTTTTTTCTGTGTCATTTTTTATTCCCTATGGTAAAGATAATGTAAATGGTGTGTGCCTGCCGTTATAAACTGGCGTTTTTATAGTAGAGACCGCTCTTGGGTTCCACTGGCTTGTAAGTTCTTCCAGAGTTTTTTTCGCAGCAGCTGTTGCTTCCGTCGGAACTCTCCCTATTAGTTCTGCTATTTTTTGTGCTTGTTCTTTCCAAAGGTTGTTTCCAGAATCGGTCCCACCATTTTTTGCCCCAGACGATAAAGCGCTTCCCAAACTATGATAAGAAGCGACTGCTGATTGTGTGGTGGCATTTACTGTATTTGAAAGAACATTTGATGTATTGGCATTTGTTATTTCACCAGAATGATTGACTGTATGAATAACATCACCAAAAGCAGTAGAAACCGTAATCTCCACATCATCCAAGGCATCGTGCCCGTGGAGTGCTGTATTGCATTGGAGTTCTCTAAAACAATGGATAACGTCTCCCAATGTTGTTGCTTGAGAAAAAAGATCAACAGCATTATCAATGAAGATTTCTTCGTGGACTCTCCCATCAATAGGGAAGTCATATATGGTTCCATCTCCATTTTGCATTAGATTCAACATACTATCGAAACCAGTAACAACTTCTGGCGTCATATTAGCAGTGGCCCGTCGTTTTTGAGTATTACTCATTGACGATCCCACCGAACTCATAGACATTGGAGCGCCGGCCATCTGTGAAAGTGCAGAAGAATCAAGAATGCCAGAAAACTGTTCAATGGCGGTATCTATTTGTTGGATTGCTTCCAGAACAGTTCCTGCTAGTGGATACATAGCGGCGTGTGT